TGTATCCATACTAAGTCCTGTTTCCAAATTTTTCCTTGTAACAAGCATGGAAAACTTAAGCATTGGAAATCCAGTCGAGTCACCGAAATTAGTTGTGCAACTCCACTCAAATTGAAACCTCCATGTTTCATCAGTGGTGTTGTCATCAGAAAGTCCAACAAAATGTTGAAAAGCCAGCCAAGACTCCAAACGCCTATTATAAAAAATTGACATGACTTTGCTAAACTCTAAATTATTTCTTTGCAGAAATTTAGAGAAAATGTTTGAATTTTCTAAGTTTGTTTGCAAATAAAGCTCAGAAGGAAATGCCGTACACGCACCACATGCAGTTGCGATAGTGTTGGCTGCTGGGACAATAGTCGCAGTGCTTGAACCCAACCCGAACAGAACCTCTTGTTCCAAATAAGTGGTTATTCCGGCATAAGTCAAATAATCAAACTGCAAAGATGAATCGTATAATCCATATCCACCTGTTGTAATAACTAAACCTGTACTCGCATATGAAAATGAAGATGATGTCGGAGTTGTGCCGCCAGATGTAATAGAGGCTGAGGCGCTACCAGAAAAACTAGCAATTCCGCTTCCAATATAATTTGCAATAACCGGAATGGCAGAGGCGGACATTCCTATGTAAGTAATAGCATTTGTGCTTACTAAAAATTGAGGACATTGAAAATTCAAAAGATCAAGAACATTAGTGTAAACATTTGGATCATTAAGATAAATGTCTGCTGGCTGTCTATAACGCTTTATATTGACAATTTGCCAAGGTAACTTTTCTCTTTCAAAATACTCACAAACTTCCTTCGGAGTTCTTGCAAGTATTGTTTGAATGAAGTTTTGTTTTTCTGGAACTGTTATCGCCAAAGCTTGAGTGGCATCTGGAGGATTCAAATATCCTTCAATCACATACCAGTAAAGAGGTATTTCTCCAATTGACCACTCAAAACTTAAATCAACTTCTATTGTATTGTTTACTGACCAATAAAAATCAATGTCAACATTGACTTTTGCTATTACTAATGCGGAGCCATTTATCTCCACACCGTCATTCATGGTGTCATTGTATACGGTCATATAAATTATTTACCACGCAACAGCAAAAGAATTAGTTTGCGCTTGAAAGAGTAAATTTTGGAGTAAGATTAAGAATGTCTCCGTCAACTAAAATCCTAGAAGCAGCGAATTGTTCTGCCCACAAACATACTCCCGATGTCGAGCCAATTACATAATATCCATATAATGTATTACCAGTAATGCCACAAGTCCAAGATTGAGCAGTAACACTCGATTCGGCTTTGGTGGCAAAAGTTGAAGGAGATGCCCAATCACTTCTTGCAATAGTTTTAGCTGTGTAATTGGTAAAGTTGGCTTCGGTAAAATCACCAACAACGGTGGTATTGCTTGGGCTATAATTATTCTGATACAATCTTACAATATAGTCTTCTGTGTCAGTTGTGTTAATGAGCAACTTGGTCAGAAGTTCAATTTCACCAAGATCAGGTACTACTAGAGCCATTCTCCTCCTTATCCTCCAACCTTTCAAGAATACCAGCAATCAATGGATGGCGAACAATTGAACTAGGTTTGAATTGAATGACACCAACACCCTTAAGACCAGACAACTTTTCAACAACATTCATCAAAGCTCTATCTTTCCAAGGCAAGTCGCTTTGCAGAGGGTCGCCTGTGATAATTACTTTGCTGTTCTTTCCGAATCTTGTCAAAAATAATTTAATTTCGCCATAATTACAGTTCTGAGCTTCATCAAGAATGCAAACAGAATTATGAAATGTTCTGCCTCTCATGAACTGTAAAGGTGCAATTTCCACGCTCTTCGCAATTGCTTCACGCTGAGGGGAAAATGTTCCCAAACACATATCCATGCAATCAAAAAGAGGAAGCATATAAGGAGTTAATTTAGCATCGGCATCGCCGGGAAGGAACCCAAGACCTCTTCCCCCAGCTTCAATAGTTGGTCTTGTGATAACAATTTTTTCTTTTCTTTTTGCTAAAACTTCACTAATTGCAAAAGCGCAACCGAGGTGCGATTTCCCCGTGCCTGCTGCACCCAATAAAAACAAAATATCATGTTGGTCAAATGCCGACCAAGCTAATTTTTGAGCAGCATTCAAAAACTCAACATGAAATTGTTGTTTTTTAACACTTGCGTGTTGATTGTTTTGAGGTTGTTTTTCTGTCTTGACAGGTTTTTTTCTTGGTTTTGCCATGATTTTATTTAGATGTCTTATAATTTATTTTTTCAAAATAATAAATATAAAGACAATAGTTTTATTTTATTGAGGAGAAAACATGGGCGCACAAACAACTGAGGGCACAGGACCGGGATCGGCAGTAGACATCATTCCAAAAATCGTGAATGATGTTGTAAAACAAGAAAACTTGGTCGATGTCAGTCAAATTTTTGAAAATTTGAATAGGGAAATAATTATTTCTACCGCAAACGGAACAGTAAATTCCGTTGATGCAGCAAACATTACAATCGAAACTGGAGCAGGATACCCAAGTGCTGATGATAATACTGATGCTGATGGTGGCAATGTAAATATTTATGCTGGTAATGCAAATGGAGACGGAAATGGCGGAAACATCAACATCGAAGCTGGCAATACTGGAGATGGCCCAGATGCAGACGCTGGAAGTGTAACGATTAGAGGTGGCAATGCTGACAGCGCAAACAATAGCGATGCTGGCGATGTAAATATCTATGGCGGTAGTGCATCTACTGGCATTGGCGACAGCGATGGTGGTAGTATTTTATTAGAAGCTGGCGATGCTGGCGATGATGGTCAAGCTGGTGGTGTAACTATTCGTGCTGGCGATAGCGGTAATGGAGATGGCAGCAGCGGCGAAACTGATCCAGAAGCAGGCGACATAGGCATATATGCTGGTAATTCAACCGCTACTATGGATGTGAATGGCGGAGACATCTTTATCGAAGCTGGCGTTGGTACAGTAGATGGTCGTGGTGGCGATATCGAAATTACTACTGGTAATAGTGTTGGCACAGATCGTGCTGGTGATATGTTTCTTTCTTGTGGCACTAATTCTGGTGCTGGTAGAAATGGTCACATTTATATCCAAAGTATGCCAGTCATGCCAGTCTATGCTAATGCTACCGCAAGAGATGCTGCTGCTGGCACTGCAACCAACGGTATGATTTGCTACAACACAGCCACAAGCAACATAGAGGTCTATGTTGGCGGTGCATGGAAGAGTGTTGACACATCTGTAATAGCCTAAAAAAATTTATTTTTACAGTAAAACCACTCAAATATTTTTATTTGAGTGGTTTTTTTACCAAATTATCAAATAATTTCAAACCATGATAAATCAGCTAAAACTTTCGTGTTTGCTGATGTAGGAGCCATAGCAATTGTCAACACTTGACTTGTTCCATCTAGTAATCTTCCTATTTGAAAGTTAAATTGATTCAGGCTGGTAATATCAATATATCCTTGCTTGTTGATATATCCGCCAATGACATTTGTTCCACTTCCACTTGCCAATGATGTAGCTGAAGTATCATATTGAACATTGCCATTATAATGTGTAGTCCAAACTGCGCCACTAGTGGTGCCGTCCAAAATAATTCTATATTGAACATCTTGATTGCTTGTCACAATTGCATTCAAATTTGAAGGAACAATAATTGAATCTAATCTTCCTGAAGCGAGACGCAAAGAAATAATTGGATATAACTCATCATCATTTGCAAGATTTTTAGGGGTTGTTCCTAAATCTACATTATATCTTCTGCTAAATCCTTCGTATCCACCTTCTGAAATAACACTATTGCAAATTTGTTTTAGATTACCAGAATTAGCAATTGGTCCTTTATTTGTAATTTCAGCCCTTAATGGCAAACAAGCGGTTGTCATATATGTTCCGCTTATAGGACTTCCACCAACAGGAGTATGCTTAAAAGAATGACATGGTACATATGTGTTATTAAATACAAAACCAACACGAACATCACCAACTCCAAGCCATTCTATTTCAATATATAAAATCAAAGAACTGCTGTAATTTGACAAGTTGTAGCCACTAGGTCCAGTTCCATCCAAGTTGTCTATATTCCAGTCTGAAATCCCATTTCTTGTTGCTTTTGTTTCGACAACAGAACCAGATACATAACTTCTTTTCACAAAATTTACTGATTCCCCATCTAATTCAAAATAAATTCCATTCTGTTCGCCAAAATAACCTATTCTTTGTCTCAAGCTTTCTTGTGCAGATGACATCGTAAATGTGCTATAAATAAGAAGTGATTTACCGGGCTGATAAGGCATTACTCTTTTGGTTTCAGCAATTACTTGAGATCCTGATGCCAAGTTAGTATTCAAATTGACAAGACTGCCATTGGTGTCATAAACAGTTGAACCGCCTCCACTTGTGACATAATTCCATTTGTCATTGATCTGATAACGATGCTGACTGTCAAAAACGGTGAAGGGATTACTTACCCTAAGTCTTCCAAATGCATCTGTGGTTCCTGCTGCAAAACTAACTGGAATAGTATTGTTAGAAAATGCTCCTGATGAAATTGAAACAGGGAATGGATTTAATTGACTAACTGTGCCACTTGCTGTGTAAATCGAAGTGTTACCAGATGAAACGCTTACCCTACCTGATAAAATTGCAAACAGACCTGATGTAACAGAAACATTAAGATTTGTGCCTGAATTAACATTGATGTTAACTGTACCGCCGCCAATATCAACAGGGAGTGGATTTCCTTGGCTTACAGCGCCGCTTGCTGTGTAGAGTGAAATATTGCCTGATGAAACAGAAATGTTTCCAGAAACAATTCCAACAGGAAGTGGAAGGCCATTGTTTGGAAGGCCATTTGGAAAATTGATAAGAGATTGCTGGTTCATAATATTCAACACAATTTAATTGCGCTCCCACAAATGATATTTTATTTATACTTTTTGAACAATATTCTAATTTAAGTCATTTTCAACTAGATAGTTTTTAGGAGAAACAAGGATGAATTTTAGATTTTTTTTAGAATCCGAAGAGAAGAAAAATGTTGAAGAACTTTTGGCTTCATTGCCGAAATCTCATAGAAAACTTTTTGACGGATATAAATTCAAGTACACCAAAGGCAATACCTTAGATGGCGATAACGATCACATTGGTTACATTCATAAAAACAAAATAGTAATAGCAGCGCCTTGGAATTATGGTCGTGGATTCACGACACTTCACGAAATTGCTCATTTAATATGGGAGCATCTAGTTACAGATGAACTAAAAAAAGAATGGCGTGAAATAATTAAAAGAACAAAACAAAAACAAATAGACAAGTTTCAA